AAACAATGTAAAATCTATTGCCACTGTTACACTATCACCATAATCTACATAATAAGCTTCATTATGTGTAAGAAACGAATAAACATTAGATGTGTAAGTGGGCGTGAAACTTTGCTTTCCTGCTTCACTTCCTCCACTACTTAATATTTGAAAATCAGTTCCATCATAAATAACCGTAACAACCTGACCTGATATCAAATCGCCTGATTGCATATTTGTTAATGCACCATTAAATAATTTTTTAACTGTCTTTGCCCCTAAAGAATTTAAATTAAGTGTTACCGATGCTGTATTGGTATTTGCTATTTTAATGATAAAAGCCTGCCCTGCTTGATATGCAATAGGGGAATATGTCAAGTTACCTGTAAGTGCATTAGTTCCTGACACTGCTACATAATTAAATGTGTTTCTTTGAGTATCTAAATAGTTGGCGTGAGGGATGCCGCCTGCCGTTGACCCATCATGAATATTTAATCTTTTGTTAGTTGTGTCGATATCTAATTCACGTGAAACAAGAGTCCTTGAATTTTGTGTGGATGATATCGCCCCTCTAATTTGTACTTGTGTTGCCATTCAAAAACTCCTTCGCTTCTTCTTCTGATATAAATTGGTGCTCGTCTATTCCATCATTAACGCAAAAAACAATTGTTTCTTCTATAATATCTTGAAAGACTGGCTCTACATATACTTTTTGTAAAATAGGGCGTGACTCCTCAATAGTATTTCCATCACTATCTACTCTTTGAACTGTTTGCTTTTTACCAGTGTCAATATGCCTAAAATGAGCCTTTTCAATAGCTTTTTTAACTGTTTTTCTATTTGTTTTTTTTACAATCATAGGCTTATTCCCAATCTTCATTAGTAAAAGTATTTGCTTCCCAATCTGCACCACTTCTTGCAAGAATTTCATTCTCCCAATCTTCTGTATCTGTTGTGATAGTATCTCCAATGTTAAAACTTTGTATGGTTGTATATGGTGATTTTGCTCTTACATTATTAAAGGCTCTTATGCGAATATCATATAAAACATTTGGTGCCAATTGTGGTATTTCTAATTCATTTATTTCACCATCAACTTTACCAACTGATTTATATATTGTTTCGTTCGATTTTTTAAATTCTAATTCACAAAAACCACCTTGTAAAACATATTGATTTGTAGGTAATTGCCACGATGCTAAAACCTTAAAAGTTTTATCTCCGCCTTGTGAATCCACTAAAATACTATCAAGAGACAATCCTGTTATTGGTGGTACTGTAAAAGGGTCTGGCAATAAACTATTGGGAGCTGGGTCAAATACTGTTTCCTCTCCATTATTCCAATCATAAACAGCACTTGCATTTTCTTGCAATGTCATATTCACAACTGGGGTGGGTAAATCTGATGTGTCATCAATACCTAAAGACCATTCTATTATTTCAAAAACTTTGTTTGACCATCCATACCTATCAAAAGTAAATTGGATATTATCTCCTGCACTGACTTTAAAAGCCGTAAGGTTAAAGGATGCTGAAAAGGTTATTTCTTGTCTTTGTCTTTCCAGTTCAATTTTTGCTATTCTTTGAGCTGTAGATGGTCTTTGCGTAAAAGGCAATGCCATGTCTTTTGTTATGACTTCCCCATCCTCTGATTGATATAAACTGTTTTTAACGTGTGGATAATCGGATTGATTGTTATTATTTACTGGACTTGTAAATGTACCCTTTACTCTGTTAAACCTGTCTTTTTTAGATTTTTTAGTCGATACAGATATTTGAGATGCAAGATCATTAATGTTAAAAGCATATACAGGTGTATAATATTGACCTGATAATATTTTCCACTTACCACCTGTATAAATTGCACTGCCTGCCATTCCTGAAAGAATTTCTTGTAAATTACTCCCTATTTCTGCTTTTGTACTCAATACACCACCACCATAGTAGCGTGGCTCTGCTTGTTTAATTATATTTTGCGTATTGTTTAATGATCCTTGACTTGTTAATGAAATTTCATTGCCAAGAATGGCATTTCTAAAACTTGTCGCAAGCTGTATTTCAATGTTTTTATTTCTTTTAAAAGGAATGACATAATATGTATCAAAGGTATTGAAAGGATTTGGCAAATTAGCCCCTGTCAAAACAACCTGGTCACCTCTTTGTAAAAATAATTTATCCTTATTAATTGTTATAGTGTTATTGACTGTATTAGCTCCAATCAAGGGAAAAGATTTATTTGTGACTGTTTGCATTTCGTCACAATTATCTGCACTATCAAAAAGATATGATTGATCTATTCTATCACTAGCAACTTGAAAACCGTATTTTTGATCTTTTAAATAATCATTTGCAATTAAAGCAATATTAGAGGAAAACTCTGTAACATCTGTCCGCGGATCTCTTAATTTTTTACCTTTTACATATGCTGAAATATTAGGAATACCTGAAGGGAAAATGTTTCTGTCAAATTCTAAGCGTGCATAAATATAGGCTATTCCTTGTAATCTGTGATCATTTGTCCACTCGTCAACCTCTGATACAAGATCCGTATCTGCTGTTTGATTATCTGCCCCTAAATGTTTTTTTATTCTAACTTTATTTTTATAAGTGCCTGTATTAACAAAACCATTTGCATCTAATTCAGAAAGAGAAATAGATTGTTCATTAATAATAATTTCACCGATTTGATCGATTTCATGGCTGGCAAGCAAAACAACCATGTGTAAATATTTATTTTCTTCTGTTGACCCTATAAAAGCAATAGCACCCCCTATTCTTACTTCACCATATACTAGTATTCTTTCTGAAATAGAGCTTTTAAAATTTCTTGTAAAATCCTCTCCATAAGAACCAGTTAGAGCCTTTTGTTTGGGTGCTAAGGCTCTTGAAACTAATCCCAAAGCTAAAGAAGTCCCAAAGGCAATGGCAGCCGCCGAAACTGTCCCAACCGTTAAAGCTGCACCGATAGCGGCTACTGCGGCAGATACTGCTAAAACAGCCATTACAAATCCTTTTCGTAAAAGGTTTCTGTAACTTTATAGCCTTTTCTTTTAAAAAAAACGCCTGCTTTACCTTCTGATATGCTATCCATAGCAACCATAATAATTTTTTTAGCATTTTCTTTTTTAGCGTGCATTTCTAACACGTCTAAAAGCAATTTAGCACATTTTAAACCACGGTATTTTTGAGAAATAAAAAAAGCTCCATCTATTGCAAAGGTTTCACCTGAAATAAAGTCTGGAAAAAAATGAATAATACCAAAACCAATAATATTACCTTTATGATAAACCGCTTCACTTACTGACATTTTATTTTTAATTAAATTAGAATTTACATTACACCAATGATCCCAATTTAATTTTTTATTACCTTCTTTTGCAAATTCAAAAGCAAGATCTTTTAATTCCTTTATTTGTGTATGATCTAAGCTTTTTATAATATAATTCATATTATCCCCATACTATATCAATGTCTTCTATTTTAGGAATATAATCAAGCCCTCTATCATTTGGAAAATCTATTTTTTGATCTTCTGGGGTGTATCGTCTTTCTTTTGACTTGCGTATATCAATGGCGTTACTTTCACATTTAATCTCAAAGTCTGATGTTTCCCCATTATCAATAAAACTCATAACATCCATACGACCTGAAAATATTTCATGTGGATTTGCTATTAATGAGCCGTCATTGTTTAAAACGGCGAACCATACACGAGCGATTCGCCCTTGATAATTAGTATTGAGGGCTGTCGAAATAATAGTTGAATTTAACCCTGACAAAGTAATAGATAATGATTTTGCTTTTAATTCTTGCGTTTCTTCAATAGCCGTTATCCCTAAAACGTCTCCAATACCTATGTATGTATCAGATTGAGCTGTCGACTTGTTATTTTCAAGTTTATTATCGTTATTATCTGTTAATATATTACCATTATTATCCGTTAAAAAGGTTGTTTCTCTAAATATTAAATCTCCTAATCCTGTCCAAAAATTAGTATCACCGCTATCAAAAGATAATTTTACAAGCAAAGCAGGACTTAATTGCGTTCCTTCAATTTGTGATATAAAATCTTGCGTTAAATTACGTGCCATCTACCGCCTCTATAGCTGAAAATGACAAATTAAAAAGATTATTCATATCACTTGGCATATCAAAAACATTTTCGGACAATCTAAATAATCCCTTAGGGTTGTTAAAATAAACTACATCATTATCGTTAGGGCTTGATCTTAAGGCAGGAAATATATCTAAGGTAACTGCCCCTGTGCCATTAGATGACACATTGTCTAAAACCTTGTATAATCGTGTATTTAAACCAGTGCCTAATTGAAAATAATCACCTGCTAAAACGACATTACTTTGATTATTAGCAAAACCATCTATAATTAGCTCCCTTCCTGTTTGTGATGCACCTTTAACCAATATGTCACCATTATTAAGATTTTTAACAGTTCCTCTTGCTGTTGTTGCACTTGGTACAAAACAAGTAAACCGTCCATGCATACCCCTTAATTTTGTCATAAAAGAATAAAATTCTTCTACTTGCGATCTATTCATTATTGGTAAAACAATATCTAACTCCCAACGTTCACCACCCCATGTATAAATTTGTTCTGCTAATGAAAAAGGGCTTATATTTTTAGATACAACTGTCCTTGCTCTTAAAACGCTGTCTGTTAATCCTATTGTGTTTGGAAAATCTATTGGGTATGTAATAGCCATATTTTACCTTAAAAAATTAGGATTTCTAGAATTTTGATCTCTTACCGCTGAAACTGCAATAGTTGGTACTTGTTTTCTCAATGAAGTAACTTCTTGAACAACTTGCCTTATTTTTTGTTCTACCCCTGCCGAAGCCCCTCTTGCGTCAATATTAATAACCTGACTGCTATTATTAAGCATTGAACCACTTTGAGCATTAGACGTAACAAAACCGCCCTTATTTCCCATTGTTAAAATCTCGGGGCCGCGTTCACCTACAAGATAAGACATACCCGAATTAACAGGGCCGCCACTTGCCCTTGCCCCTGCTAAACCACTCATACCATATTGTAATCCTGCAGCACCTCCTTGAACACCATAAGTGTTAGAAATTACTGCTGTATGAGCTGTAGGAGCTGTAAAATTACTCACTAGTCCTGACACTGCTCTCATGACAATAGCACGCATAATAATTCTATTTATATCTGCAATCATAGATCTAGCCATATCTTTAAAAGATGTTCCTGATTGCGTAGCCATAGTAACAAAACTATTAGTAATAGCGGTGGTTGCCGTATCAAAAGCCCCTTCCATGATATCAGCCACAGACTTACTTTGATTTTCTACCTCTAATGTGATTGATTTTAAACTTTCTATTTCTTGTCTAAATGTTGAAGTTATGTCTAAACCAACATTGTTAAAATTAGAATTAGACAATTGACGATCTGTAGACCTATTTGCCTTAGGGGTAATCTTTACTTTAACTGGACTTTTTGTATCCTCTGATAATCTATTTCTAAGCTCGTTAATTATTTTTTGTTCTTCTTCAACAATAGATGCAATTCTTTCTTGTGAAGCTTTTGTATCTACAAAAGGCATACCAATTCTTGATTGAACGTTTCTTTTTTCTTCTGTTAATTCAATTAAACGAGTTTGCAATTCAGAATCACTAGCGCGCTTTATACTCAAAAATCCTTGTAAAATATCATTTAAATTTTCATGAATGTTAGAAAGGGGTTTTTCTAAATAATCAAATAAATCCTCTCCGATAGCGGATAAGGTGTTTGATAGTATTCCCTGCTGTGCCTTTAGTGTAGATGCCATTTTTTCAGCTTCAACACTAAAAGATTGCACTGCTGGAATAAGTAAATCTTTAAACATTTCAGAGGTAACTTTTCCGTCGTTTATCATACGTCGCAATTCACCAGATGCAAGCCCTGCGGATTCTTCCATGCGATTAATAATACCTGGTAAAGGCTCTGTCACTTGGTTGAACTCTTCCGCTCTAACAGTTCCACTCCCCAAAGCTTGAGAAAGACCAAACATAACTTGATTAAGTTGCTCTGTTCCTGCCCCTAATGCCAAAGCCGTATTTGATAGCCCTTTTGATATTTGCAAAGATTCTTTTAAGCTTAAAGTTCCATTATCAACAAAAGTAGCTAATTTTCCAAAAGAGTTAGCTAAACCAATAACAGAGGCACCTGTTTCTTGCCCTGCTTGTCTTAATGTTTTTATGACCTTTTCAGCATCTTTTGCGCTGCCTAACATTGCTTCGATACGTTTTTGAGCCTGTTGCATATCAGACCCAACTTTAATCGCAAAAGCCCCTATTGCCCCACCTGTTACCCCAACTGATAAAGCAATCGTTTTATAATGGTTGCTAATTAAATTAGCTACTCTTGAAGTATTTTTTTCAAAGTCTGTTGTTTTTTTGCTTGTTGTATCAATCTCTTTTTTGACTTTATTAATTTTTCGATCAAAATCAGTAACATCAGCTTTAAACTTTGCGATAAGTTCTTCTGTAATAGCCATTAAATAAACCCTTTAATTTTCATGTCTTCCATAAATTTATTAGCTTCTTTAGGCGTTATGGCATTATCATTTTTTTTAAATTGTTTATTATGAAACATAATTGCAGATATAATATCCCATACAGTTGAACTCCAATATTGATCTCGAGACCATTTTAATTCACAATATGCGAACCCTGCCCAATTTTCATATGGAAAATTTACGGATTCGCTTCTTGCTTTTTTGGTTGATCACCATCATTCTCAATATCTGGTTGCCTGCACGCTTCAGAAATAAATGTATTAACTTCTGATATGCCTACAAATCTACGTTCATTAAAAAAAATATCTACAAATTTTTTGCGTTTTTTAACATCTGGCATATCAGCCTCTAACGCAACCAATAAAAGTTTATGAGCATCACTAAAAGATAAAAAATTTCCTTTTCCTTCACTTATATAATTCATGATATTAAAAAATATATCTGGTAATTTAAAACCATGATTTTCTATACGAAATAAATTTTCCAATGTAGTATAAGCCTTTGCACTGCCTAAACTGCATTTAAACTCATAATAATTTTTCATATTAAGCAGACGCTCTAGTTAAAGTTCCGCTTGTTTGAAATGAAGCCGAAAAAGTAGATTCAGCACCATCTGAACCTGATTCGGTAAAGGATAATAATTCCAATGTACCTGTAATTTTTTCCCCATCTCCTAATAATAATTCGAATAATTCTTGAGATTGTGTGGCTGAATCCGCTAGTGCCTTTAAACTTTCATATCCTGTATCATCGCCATTCATATGAGCCACCCCTGTAATATCAATAGTACGCCCAATTTTACCAGCACCATCTAAACTTGTTTTAAATTGAGATGATTTACTAGATGTATCAACTGGATCATAAGTTAAAACGCTACTTGTTTCACGGCAGGAACCAATTGTATTATATGTTGATGTACCATCATATATTTTAAGTATAAAATCTTTTCCAGCTACATGTGCCATGTAATTTCCTTTGTATAGTTAATATTATTATAATCTTTTTTTAATTTGAAGCAATAATTTTATATCTTGTTATTAATTGAGCTGTTTTTCCGTCTTCTTCGTCTAATATTGTTTGAAATCCTGCAAATTCACTTAATACACAATTACCTAATGAAAATGTAAAATTATAATGGTTTATTGCATTATATAAGCTTTTAGCCATGTTAAGT